AGGACGTGTACACCGCAATGCACCTAGAACCTGATAACCTCAGTAGCATAGACATATGGAACTTGCGAGGTCACAGCGTACCAATGGACAAGCTTGCGCCAAAGCTTATACGCCGAGCAAGCAAGAAGAATTACATTGCCGTGATAATAGACCCTATCTACAAGGTCATAACAGGTGACGAGAACTCAGCAGACCAAATGGCGCACTTCTGCAACCAGTTCGACAAGGTATGCACAGAGCTTGGCTGTGCGGTCATATACTGCCACCACCACTCGAAAGGCGCTCAGGGCGGTAAGCGTTCAATGGACAGAGCCAGCGGTTCAGGAGTATTCGCCCGTGACCCTGACGCACTTCTTGACCTTTCAGAGCTTGACATTTCAGACAGCCTTTACAAACAGCAGGAGGACGAAACTGTTTGCCGTATCTGTGAGGACTGGATGAGGAGATTTTACAGAAATACTGATGACCTTTGTTCACAAGACGATCTTGTTACGCCGTCAAAAATGCTTGAGATAACGCACAAGCACCTGCACCCGAACTCATACAAGCTTATGATGGCCGACATAGACAAGGCTAAGCTTGCGGTAAGAAACCGCACGGCATGGCGTATAGAGGGTACTCTGAGAGAGTTCCCGAAGTTTGCTCCCCTCAATATGTGGTTTGATTATCCTGTTCACAGAGAGGACACTGTGGGCGTGCTTAAAGACTGCGAGGTAGAGGACATCACACCGAATTGGAAGAAGAATTTCAGCAAGAAAAAGACCAGTGAAGACCGCAGCAAGGAGCGCAAGGAAAGCATTGAAACAGCTTTCAGCGGTGTGCAGGAGAACGGCAAGTGCCGCATTTCTGAGCTGGCGGAGTACATAGGAAAGAGCGAAAAGACCGTTGGAAGATACCTCAAAGAGCATGGTGGCTTTTGGATAGAAGAGGGAGAATGTGGCTTAAAAGCTCAGTAGACAGACAAGACAAAATCGAATTTTTGAATTTTAGACAGACAGGAAAAAATCGAAAAGTGTCAGGACAAAATCGAACTTTTTTCTTGTCGGACAATATCGAAAATTACCGAGTTTGTCGGACGGACAGACAAATCTATTATTATAAACAATACTTTTTGTCGGGGGCTTGAAACTGCCCCGACGAAAAAGTAATCAGAATAATGACGCACGAGAGGAGCACACGCAGATGAAAGCAACAAGAAGTAAGGCAAGGCAAGACGTTGTTAATGCAGCTAAGAAAATGCCACCGCTTTTTCATAAGCTGCCTAATGAAGATTTCGACTATCGAAAATCACGCACGCTTTGGTGGCTCGTGAAACAGCCGCAGGTACTCAAATACATTTGGGATATGGTCAAACAGTCGGGAGCATTGGTGTATGATGACAAGTCACACAAGTGGCACGGAGTAGATTTCAAATGCGAGGAGGAAGATGATGACTGAATTTTTTATGGCGATGATACCGCCGACGGCTACGGCGCAGGAGCACAAGGTGGCAGTAAGAAACGGCAAGCCGATATTTTATGACCCACCCGATGTCAAGGCGGCAAAAGAAAAGCTAATAGCAAATCTTTCTAAGTATAGCCTTAACACTCCATACCGTGAGGGCGTACGGCTGATAACAAAGTGGCTGTTTCCTAATGACGGCAAGCACAAGGACGGAGAGTACAAGATCAGCAAGCCCGACACAGACAACCTGCAGAAGATGTTCAAGGACTGTATGACAAAGCTTGATTTCTGGACAGACGACCAGCTTGTGGCGAGTGAGATATGCGAAAAGTTCTGGGCGGACATACCCGGCATTTATGTGAGGATAGAGGAGCTATGACGATACACGAGGTAAAGAAAAGTCTCGGACGCAGGGTGAGCTACAACGGTTCTGACTGCTACGAGCTGACAGGGTGCATTATCCGCAAGAGCAGTAAGACAGGTCAGTTCTTTTATCAGGCGGAGATCGCTGACAAGACTTGCGGCAATACGTTGGTGTATTGTAGGCTGGAAGAGTTGAGGTGTGAGGAGGCAAAAGAATGAAAACACATAATCTGAAACTTAGCATAGAATTTTGTGGCGCTGTTCTGAGCGGTGAGAAAACTTTCGAGGTCAGAAAGAATGACAGAGGTTTTCAGACAGGAGATCTGATAAGATTTATACCGACTGACGGAACGTCTTATCGTAGCTCAGACGGCACAGTAAGAGAACACGCAAAACATGAGATATCAGGACATACATACAAGATAACATATATCCTCAACGGCTGGGGAATAAAGAATGGGTATGTTGTGTTGGAAATTAAGGAGATAAAATGCAATAACTGCGTATTTTATCATACTTGTAGCAAACGGAATGTAGTTTGTGATGATTACAGATCAACGATCTATAGACAAACTGAGGAGGATTAACATGAATAAGAAAGAAATTAACGAGATTAAGAGAACATTCAGCGACGACTGTGGACTTTTCACAGTAAACCACGTTGTTACCGCATTTGTGGACGCTGAAAAGAATATAAAGTGCAAGACCAATCAGCTTTACAACACCATTCCGCAGGACGAGGCGGAGCTTATAATGATAAACCTGAAAAAGGTGCTCAGCGGCTCTATCGGTAAAAATCTGCTGGAATATTCGTTCCCTAAGGACGCTTACCTTGAGGGTGGCGCACAGCCTTTCATGTATGAAACATTGCAAAGCAAGCTGCTTGATGAGGAAAAGGTTGATAATTTTCTGAATGCCATTGTGGAAAAGGTGGAGTATGTGTCAACATATACCATTTTCATGGCTCATTGTACATATTCTGTGCTGAAAAAGAACAAAATGGACGAGTTTGAGGACGAAGCTGACACAGATTACAATTTCATAGTGACGGCACTTTGCCCTGTAAACCTGCGTATTGACGGACTTGTGTATGATGAACAGGACAACTCTATCGCCAAGAAAGAGTCATGTGACAGAATTGTTGAACTGCCAAGTGACGGCTTCCTGTTCCCTCTTTTCAATGACCGTGCACCAGATATCAACGGAGTGCTTTACTACACGAAAAACGCAAAAAAGCCGAACACATCTGTTGTTGAGGAGCTTCTTGGTTGTGAGTTCTCAATGACCTGTCAGAACGAAAAGGAAACTTTCAAGGATATCCTCACAAGCGTTGTGGGTGATGAGCTTGACTATGATCTTATCACTACTGTGAATGACAAGATTTCCACATTTGTTGACCAAAATGCTCATGAAACTGAGATACCGACAATTGACGAACATAAACTTTCGTCCATTCTGTGGGAAGCTGGAGTTAGTCAGGATAAGCTGGAAAAGCTGCATGGTGTGTATGAAAATGCTATGCACGGCAAGGTTTTCAGGGCTGTCAATCTGGTGGAGGATAAGGTAACGATATCAGGAATGGGATTCAAAATGACCGTAGACAATTATCACAAAGGTGACGTATCTACAGCAATAGGCAAGGTTATTTTCGGTGTTGCTGATACGGCTGTTGACGTGAATGGTATCGGTATTAAAATGGACGGTGTTGCTAATGGCTGACCTTATGACCATGTCACGCCTGAAAGCCTACCGCAGGAACGCCTCAGCCATTGAGGACATCAAGGCGGAGCTTTCGGGCAAGTACGTTGCCGACAGTATCAGCGTATGCACTCCGCCGTCCTATACACCACACAGCACACGCATAGACGGCTTTCTGCCGAGTGGTGATACACTTTCACTGCTGTGCGAACAGGCTCGGCTAGAGCGTGAACAGAGGGCTGTGGAGGAGTTTATCAAGGGGATAGAGGATAGACAGATGAGAAAGATATTTGTACTCAGGTTTGTAAAAGGCTTTACTTGGATACAGATAGGACACAAGGTCGGAGGTACAGCGGACGGCTGTAGAATGGCGGTCAAAAGATTTTTGCAAAATGCTTAAACTTGTTCGCTCTGTTCGTTTTACCTAT